GCGCTGAACCCCAGCACTCGGAAGAAGACCGAGTTCTGGTTGGCGTAAGTCGCATCGAACGACGCCGCCTCGATGGGCGACTCCCACAGCCAGTTGTCCCCACGACGCAGGACGTACACCTGGTCCTGGTTCGTGCCCGCACCCAGGTTCTGGGCGATGTTCGGGTCGATGTAAACGGGCAGACCACCCAGCGCGCCTACCGCACCCTGAGCAACCGCATCGTTCTGAGCGCCACCAGCGTTGAAGAACGGCGACGACGGCGAGACTTGCAGACGGTTCTGCGTGTCCAGAGCCTCGAGGATCCATGCCCAACGCGCCGGGTGCATGATGATCGTGTCAGCCGGCAGGTAGCGGGTCGTGTTGACTGCCGAGATCGCGGACATCAGCTTGTTGTAGAACGACGCGGCAGCGGTCGAGGAAACGAACGCCGGGGTCGTGGTCGTGAAGGTGACCACGGTTCCCGACGAGACGAGACCCTTGAGCTGACCGTTGGCACCGGTACCAGCGATGACCTGAAGGTCAAGCTGCGATGCGTAGGCGAGCGCCAGGTCCGACAGCACAACGTCGTCGATCGGAGTGCCCCCCTGACGGATGAGCTGGATCGCGACGGTCTGACCGCCCGAGATCGTGGTGATGCTCGAGGCAAGCGACGTGGTGGTGATGTCGGTCGAACTGATCTGCGTGTTCTGCGTCTGCACGACCGCAACAGTCGAACCGGTCGACACCTTCGGAAGGTTCACCGAGGAAATGCCCTGCGGCAGTTCCTGGTGGGTCATCAGGTCGGCGGTGACGCGGGCCGTGCGGGCCAGCTTCACGTACTCATCGACGATCCACTCCGGGGGCGCGAAAGTTCCACCCGCGGCTGCGACGGTGGTCATGCCGGCGCGCGATTCCTGCGACTTGATGATCCGATTACGGGCCTCGGGGTCACCGGTGCCTGCCTCGAAAAGGTCACGGAAGTACGACGTCGACAGGTCACCCTTGCGGTAGACCGGGTTCGCCTCAGACACAACCTTCGCGGTCGGGCCAGCAGAACCGAGCTGAACGCCCATCTGCTTGCGAACCTCGTCGGCAGCCTTCTGCGACTCGATCTTGCTGACGACGGAACGGTGCTCAGCAACAAGCTCGTCCTGCTTGGTGGTTTCCTCGTCAGAGAACGCGCGGCTCTCCGTCTCGGCGGCGGTAATGAGGGTGTCGAGCTCCTGCTCGATCTCGGCCTTGCGGGCCTCAAGGGTCTCAATGAGAGACATGGGAACCTCCTGGGTTCATCGGTTGGGTGTTTCTTTCCGATGCCCAAGTGGTTCCAAGTGGACGGCTCCCTCTCGGGAGTGCCCGGCTTGTTCGGCTTGTGCTACCCGCATCCTGCGGGTGGTATTTGGGTTAGTGACGGAGCAGTTCGAGACGCAGACGCGCAGCGCGAACCTCGCGGGCCGCACGCAGCGTCACGTCTTCCGCCTCAGCGTCGGCTGAACGACCCGTATCTTCGCCACCCTCGGCAGCGTCTTCAGCGGCCGATTCGTCATCGTCAGGGTTTGCCACGCCGAGAAGATCCGACAGCGCCACCAGGGACGAGTCAAGATGGGTGTCCGCTACGGCCAACGACTCGAGCAGCGCAGTCAGTTGCGACGTCGTGGCAGATGAGAACTTCGCACCCGCACGCCCCTCAGTGATCTCCATGTAGATTTCGCGGAGACGATCCGGGCCAACAGATTCGAGAATCCTCGACCGCATCGACGACGTAGCGTTCGGGTTCGCCGGGTAAGTGACAATGGACACGTCGCCGTTGGCGAGCGAAAGTTCGCGGAGGGTGCGTTCGGTGCGATCCGGCGACCAGTCATCCTTGACGGTTCCGAACGCGAACGACATCTCGTTCAGGTCACCGCGCTTCATCTTCGGCATGATCCGTTGAACGTCTGGGTCGGACGGGTCAAGCACCGAGCGCACGTACAGGCCCGAATCATCCTGCGCAAGATCCAGTGTCCCCGAAGCGGAACGGGCAAGAGGAAGTCCCTCGTGGTTGATCAACAGACGCACGTCAGGCTTACCGGCGAGCGTCTTCGTGAACGCACCGCGAGCAACCGTCTCCGTGTACCAACCCATGCTGTAGGGCTGATTGAACGTCGATGCGTGTCCCTCGAGGGTGATCCCGGACGAGTCCGAGCGCCACTCAAGGCCACCATCGGTGACCATGCGACGAGTGTTAGTCACTGGCATTAGGACTCCTAGAGGTCTGTTGCAGGATCGTTGGTGGGCACCGCAGCGGCCGGCGCGGAAGACTCGGGGTCGGGGACCGTCTGAACCTGAATCGGGGTGTAGTACTTTTCGCCGTCACCGTCGGGCAGTGGCGGCAGGCCCTCGCGGCGGCGAACCTCATCCACGTTCAGGAACCCGGACAGAATGGCCGTGTTCCAGTTGTGGTAACGCTCCTGAGTTGTCGCCCTCGTGATCGCGTCAGTGTCGAACGCCGCATACGTTCCCGGTTGCAGGAACGACGAGAACAACGACTCGAGACGAACGAAGTAGGCGCGGAGCGTGTAATCGACGAACGCACGACCCTGCACCTCAATGCCGGTTCCCCAGCTTGTGGTGCGATCGATGATGCCCAGCAGGTGCGGGGGAATACCGAGCAGTGTCGCGATCTCGCCACGCTGAAACTCGCGCGATTGAAGAAACTGGGAATCCTCAGGCGTCAACGAAATCGGGGTGTACTTCGCCCCACCACCGATAACGATCGGCAACGATGAACGACCCACGCCGGCATGGTTTTGGATGAACTGCTCAGCAGTCGCCTTCACTTCATCCTGGGTGAGAGGCACATCAGTCGAGATAATGCCCGTCGACATGATGCCGTTCTTGAAGAACGACCCCGAAACCTCATCCAGAGCAATACCCAGACCGATAGCGTTGCGGCAATACTCAACAATGCCCATGCCCTTGACATCGTTCGGGAGCATGTTCGACGCAACGTGCCACATCAGCGCCGTGTCGCGCAGCTCACCGTTCACCGTGTACTGGCGGAACCCATACGCATCCCACGTCACAGCAACCTGGTCAGGGTTCAAGATCCGCCACTTGTTCGCGGTCCCAGAACGATCAAAACCAACCGCGATCCCATACGCATTACCGCGCAGAATCAGCGACGTCACAATCTGCCCAAGACCCTGCTGCAGATTGAAGTCCATGAACGGGTCAATGAGCTGCACCGGCTTGTTCACAACCGGGACACGCAACCCAGACGGGTCCTGCGTGAACCCCTGCAACGGCGTCAACGACACCGCATCCGAGATGATCCGCACCCCGGCGAAGAAATCGATGACCGACAGTGCGGCACGATCGTTGACCGTCACACCCGAGCTCGACCCGCGACCAGCACCCCACCTGTACGGGGTCAACGCGGACGGATCAAACGCTTGCCTGGCCTCGAGTGCACGACGGAGGACGCTCACCGCTTACCCCCGAGATTGTAGGAAACGAAAACCAGATACGCGGCGACCGGAATCAACGCCCACCAGACCGAACCAGTCAAACCCCACACCACAAGAGCAAGGACAGTCACGCCCATCGCCTCAAGCACGTAAGACAAGATCCGCTCAATCATCAGAAGACGGCACCAAATCGTTGAGGTTCGCCAAGAAGAACTCCTTTTTCGGCTTCTCCGGGGTCAAACCCCAAACAGCCAACGCAGCCCCCTCAAGGGGATCGATAGGCACACCAGAGTCCCGGCGAGCAAAAACCTGACCATCACCGACCTTGCGCCACTTCACCCGAGCGGCAGCAGTCGACAAGGCCGTATCGCCGCGATGGGCGAACCGTCCGTAACGAACCTCATCAACCAGCACTGCACACGCCGCCTTGTACGCAGCCGTATCCACAACACGAACAGGAAGACCAGCCGACCCAAGCGCCGGCAACATCGTTCCGGCCGGCCCAGACTGATCTACAGCAACCGAACCAATACGCCGACGACTAGCAACATCCGCCAGATACGGCAGAACCCAATCCGTCCCAGAACGACGAACAACATCCACCGCAGAACGATCGCCAACCCGCCAAGACCAAACCACAGACGACCACTCACGATCCGGCGACATCGCCAGGCCGGCAGACAAAGCCGAGTCGGAAACCGTCAAATGCGGATCAAACGCAGAACCCCACTCAGCAGCAGGAATGACCGAGTTAGACAACGCCAGGTCATCCCAAATGCCCAACGCCTCACGCTTGAACGAATCCTCATCGGTCAAGTTCTCCCGCATCCGCTCCATCGACTCCACAGGAGTCCGAGCAGGAAACGACGGATTAGCTTTCGCCCAAGCCTTCCGGTCATCAACATGCGCATCGTCATCCGCCGAAAACTCGACGTAAACCATGTTCTTCGCTTTTCCCGACAAAGCCTTGTTGCGCCGGTTGGTGAACTCCTCACCCGGATCATTCGGACGAGGCGGCGTACCCATGAAGAACAACAACGCACCGGTCGGCTGCCGCGACTGGTTCGCGGCCGGAACCATATCCTCGAGAGCCTTCTCCGTCAGAATCTGGCCCTCGTCGAACACCTCGACATCGACCTCATCAAAACCACGACCGAAGCCCTGCTCCCGAGCCCCGAACATAATCACCGACCCGTTCAGAAAACGGATCTCCTGCTCGCCATTCGTATTACGCGGATCCAACATGAACGGCTTGATCTTCTTCCGCGAAGTCATGCCCTTCAACGAACCAAACGTCTTAGTCGCCGTCCGAGTCCGATGCGCCGACCAAAGAACCGTCAACCCCGGCGTCAGGATGCACAACGCGATCACGATCATCCCGATCAGGAACGTCTTCCCAACCTGACGCGGAATCGACAAAACAACCCCGCCGACCGTGGCCGCATACTTCCCATCAGCACGCTTACCCAAAGCGATCGACCCGATACCGTGCTGCCAGGCATCAAAGGTCACACCGACCTCAGCACACTGAGCAACCACCCGAGGCCAAGCAGTCGTCACAATCCCCTCAGGGATCACAACATGCCGAGCAACCTCAGATAGCTTCGGCGTTGAATGGCTGGTCGGTGACTTCGGCGCGGGAATCTCCGGCCTCCTTGGCGTCAATCGCCTCAATCTCGTTCGCGATCGCCATCAACCGAATCGTCAAAGACGCCAAATCACGAGCCGGCGTGTTCTTGTCCTCAACCGCCGCAGCAACCCGAGCCCGAGTCGCCACCAACAGTTCACGCCGCGTCCCATGATCCGCAGCCTCAGTAATCGACTTCGGGTCAGCCCGCTCATCCACGCCAACCGCCCGCAACTTCGCAGCCACAAGATCACGACCTTTGGGAAAACGACGGAGGGAGATTTTTTCTGCTGGCGGGTCCGAAGCATGTTGAGACTGCCGAGATTTGACGTGCCCCTACCAGTCGAGCGGTCTTGTCTTCGGCATCGTCTTGTTGCCGCGTGACTGGTTGTGGGTCAGGTGCATGGCTTGAAGGTTGCTGATGTGCCACAGTCGGGCGTCGCCTGGTTTGAGCATTGACTTGGGCACGATGTGGTCGGCTGACCATGACAGCGGGTGTGGGTATTTGAGTTGCATGTCGATTGGTTGGCGGCAGTCGGGTGCGTGGCAGATGTGATCCCATTTGCGTAGTTCGAGGCGTGCTGCTCGGTAGCGTGGGTCTGCGTAGGCGGGGTGGCCTTTGGGTTTCTTGCCGCCCATGTTTTCTTCAGGCTTGATCGTTGTCGATGAGTGCGTTGATGGCTGCGATGGCTAACTCGCATGCGTTGATGGTGGCGTCTCGGTCCTTGTCGGTCATGCCGGCGTATTGGTCAGAGACGATCATCGGGTTCTCCGATTCCACCGCGCATGATCTCGCGGAGCACGGCGAGGGATGCGTGGTCGAGTTTGTCTTGCACCGTTGACCATGTGACTTGTTCGTATCGTGCTGGATCGAACTTTTCGTCGAGTTCGGCTGGTACGTCGCGTGCTTCTGGAACCCAAGCCGGGTCGGTCATCGTAGGTGTAGCTCCAAGTCGTTCAGGATCTCGGATAGGTCTGGGTCGGTTTCGCGCCAGAGTTCGATCTGGCGGAGTGTGTCGTCGCGTTTGTGGACGAGCAAGCTGATGGCGTCGAGTAGGCGGTCTTCGCGTTTGCCGACGTCGGTCATCCTCGGAGCAGTTTCTTGAGGTCGCGGTCGGTGAGTGTGAGTTGGTCTTCAACGATGCGGAAGCCGGCGACCCAGATACCGAGGATGAGTGCGAGCGGGATGGTGTGCCAGCCTGCGGTCATGCATGCGATGAGGGCAGCAGTTTGCAAGGTGATGGTGATGATGCGACGTTGCATACGTCACCGCCTGTTGGTGTGGGTGAGAGTGGGCCGTATGCGTCTCCGGCGAACGAGCACTTGATTCGGTTGTCCCCACGTCACCGTCGTGAACGCTGGGGTGTCTACAGGACTGTCAGGGATTGCAGGTTGAACCCGTTGTCGTCTATGTCGAACACCATGAGTCCGGGGTCTGAGTCGTCGCCGGCTTGATTGCGGAACCAGTCAGACCCGTTGTCGACGGTCGGTGCTTGTAGCCACCATTTCGTGCGACCGGAGTACGGGTTGCGTCCGGTCGGGATGACGGTCAGGTGGTGGTAGTGGCCGGTGACGAGAATGTCAGCAGCACCGACAGGTTGGCCGCCGTGGGTTTGTTTTGCCCACCAGTCGATCGCCTTGCCTGCACCGAACTGGTTCCCGTGGACGAGACCGATCACGGTCCCATCGATGGTCAGGGTCACTGACTCGTCGTAAGGCGCAGGGAATGTCCAAGCGGCGTCGATGCCAGCCGCGTTGGCGACCTTCTCAACCTGCTTGTGAACGAACAGTCCGAGGTCATCGGATGGTCGCCCAAGCTGCTGCTTACCGCGACGCCAGGCAGTGTGATTCGACGTCACCGCAACCACATCGACATGCCCGAAGCGGTGCATCAGTTCAACGAACTGGTACACCTCAGTGCCCGCAAGATCCATCTGCTGAGCCAACGACAAATCGTTGGTGAACATCGGATTGCCGCCAGATTCGAAACCTTCGAAAAGGTCACCAGCCTCGAGTAGCACCGTGCGTTGCGGTTTGCGTTGTGACAGCAACGAGGTCAACTTCGCCCGCTTCTCGACCAGCCGGTCGATCAACTCGGGCGTCCCACCTCTAGCTGCCACCTTCCCGGCCTGCACATCGGAGAGGACAACCACCGTCGTATGGCCGCTCAAGGCTGGCTTCAGTTGTTGACGCGGTTTCCTGCTCGCGGCTGCGTACAGCGCGGGAAGATTCAGGGATGCAGATTTTGGCCGATGCGAGAACCGGTACGAGACGCGCCATGTGCCGTCCGGTTGCTGCTTCTGCCATTGCATGATGTTGCCGACGATCTCGATGGTGTCGGGGTCGTAGCCAACTTCGCGGAGGATGTCTTCGTCTTTGTCGACGGGTTTGATGAGACCGGTGACGGTCTCGCCTTCGTCGCCATTCAGAACACGCCGAGCTCGCCACTCTTCGGGAATGTCGCGTCCCGTGAGCGCGTCAGCCACGGTCACAGTTGCACTCATGCTTCCTGTGACGTGCGACGGTTCCTCCGCCGATCTTGTGGCCTTCCGAGTACAGCGCCCGGCTGATGTCGGTGGCGTACATGTCGGACTCGAGTGCGTTGATGAGCGCTTTGCGGTCGATGTCGTCGAGCTGTTCGATCAGGGTTCCGACACCGCATCTGGTGCCTTTGCCAACTGGTTTCTGTGCCGCGAGTGCGGCTGCGAGCGATGACAATGTGTTCCGTTCCGCCCACGCAAAAGGCCCACCCGCAGGTGAGCCTTAGTGGACTGATACAGGCGCGTCACCCTGTTTTTGAGTCAGGGGTATCCAGCGCGGGGTCAAAGTTACACGAGTGTAGTTCGATCTGTCAAGCGGGTTCCGAAAGTTTTTCAGCATCATCGATCGCGATACGCAAAGACCGCATCTGAGACACGCCCTTCCATGTCTTCCCGCAACCCTCACAGTGAGCTGCGGAGTCTTCCGCATTGCCACGCCACAACGCCCACAGCGCACGCAACGACTCAGCATCGTTGCCCTGCCCTCGGGTCACCCACGTCTGCCCACAGTTCGGACACGGTGACGTGATCTCCTGCCTGGTGGGTGGGTCGATCAGGTCATGGATGGATGCCACCCACCTGGCGACGATCCCGAAGTGACGATCAGATTTAGGTCGTTCATATCGGGTGTGCATCACGTACCACGCCCGCAGCAACGGGCTGATGTCGCCGGCCCACGGTTCGCCTGCATCCTTCAACCACGCCCTGACTTGCCCGTCGATCTGCTCGAGCAGCGTGAACGCGATGACGTCGAGCGGTGTTCGTTCGCGGGCTGCCTTGGATCCGCCGCCCGCACCGCCCACGTTCGATGTCACGGCAGCTTTGAGTTGGTCGAGTAGCGGCGGGTCGGTTCTGACGTGCTTCGTCATGCCTTGCCAGACGTCGACACGGATGGGTTGGGTGAGTTCGTTGATGAGATCGATAAGTTCAGGATCAGCGCTCAAAACGGAACCTCAGCCTCGTTCACCGAAGCAGGCGACTTCGTGAACGTCGGCGAGTTCACCGACAACTCCACCGAAGCCCGCTCGACACCATCGTTACCCGTCCAGGGCTTCCCAACCTTCGCACCCAGGAAACCCGAAACAGACACCGTGTCTCCGACCTGATACCCATGACCCGGCTCAGCCCACACTGTGTACTGCTGCTTGAACGTGCGGCCACCAGATGTGGTCTCCTCAAGTACCTTGAACCCCTTGCCGTTGTTCACGAACTGGACGGTCGCGTTCTGAATGTTGATCGTTGCCATTTGCTTTCATTCCTTTTCGGGTAGGGGTATTACAGATTCGAATCGGGGAAAGCCGGCTCCCAGGGAAGCTCACCGACCTGCCCACGCCTAAGATGTTTCGGCCAATCACGTTGCTCACGCCCGTTGCGCCACTGCGCCAACCGCACCATCGACAGATCCGATTCGTCGACTGGCGCCAGACCGAGACCGAACTCGGGCCAGCCGAGCAGAGCTGATGCGCCACGCGGGCGCAGGTCACGTTCGCCAGCACTGTTGCGGGCGTGGCCGGCGTGCGCTTCCATCAGCAACGTCACGCCGAGCTCTCGGAAGCTGTCGAGGGCTTCAATGACGGGCGCTGCGTCGTCGTCGGTGTTCAACGCTTTCGGCAGCAGCTTGTACAACGGTCCGATGTACAGCACGTCGGGTCGCATGTTTGTGATCAGCGCGCGGACCTGGTTGACGTCAGCCCGCAACGTCAAGTCGATGCGAACCCCCGCCGACACTTGCACCATCCGGCGAGGACTGACCGAACCGTGCTGCTCGGCGAGTCGGGTGACGTACCGTGCACCACGCGACCACTGCTGTTCGGTGTTCTCTGCGTCGATGACCAGAACCCTCGATGGGATGACCTTCTCGCGGATCTTGAACGGGTGAACACCAGCAGACATGCTGATCGCAATCTGGCGGAGGAAGTGTGACTTGCCCAGACCTTCAGCACCGGTTACGACGAGTCGGTCTTTCCGCTCGAGCAGATCCGGGACAAGCCAATCCCATGTCGGCTCGTCCGCCAGAATCTCTCCGAGCGGTTTGGGGGCGAGTTTCGTTCCGACCTTTGCTGCGCTCTCTTCTCTGTCGCGGTTCTTGGCTTCCTCGAAGACAGCGGTTCGGAACCGCTGCTGTTCGACGGCGCTCTCGAAGTCGTCACTCACTTGCCTCCTCCCAGAGCCTTGTTGTGATGCCGGCGTAGAAGTCAGATGCGGTCTTGCCACGGTTGTTGGCGACGAAGTACCAGAGGTCGGCTTCCCAGCGGAGGTGAGCGTCTTCGGGGAGGATCTGCTGCCCGTTGACAAACCCGGCAACGTACCAGCCTTGAAGGGCTGGTGTCAGGTCGGATAGTTCGATCTCCCCAGCCAGCAGCTTGTGGAGGCTGTCGTCGAGGGACTTTTCAACCGAGGCGCCGATAGCGGGCATCAGAAGTCGTCCATCACATCGACGGCCCACTTCTTACCTGCGGGAGCTTTGGCTTCTGGAACGTATGCCGGCGCTGCTCCGCCAGCCGTGGGCAGTTCGTCTGTCCATCGTTCCCGGTTTAGCCAAGCGGCAAGGGCCGGCACGAACTTCTTCTCGGTCGTTCGTGCGTATGCGTCGCCGAACTTGATCACTTCTGCGGTGATTGTCTCGAGGCCTCGAGACTTGGCGATGGCGGCGAACCGTTCGAACGATTTGGTTCGGTCTGTCTTCTTCGGCCAGTGCGTCCAGGCGACAAGAAAGTCACTGTCCGTCACGCGCCCGCGTGACGCTTCTATTGAATTACTCTTAACTAAACTAGGAGTGAGGCTTTCACGAATCTTTCGTGAGCCTTTCACGCGGATTTCATTCCCTTCCTGATCAGGGATTTTGCTGTTGGTAGGATGCTGGATCGTCTGATGCTCTCTCCAGTTCACCGCGGCGATGTAATTGACGCCATCGGCCGTGTATCGGACGATCACGCCGGCCCCAGCGATGATCCAAAGCCACTCGTCCACCTTCGAAGCGGTCACGTCATCGTCGAGGGGGAGGCAGTCGGACTTGATGAGCTGCGGGTTGTCTTTCCCCTTTCCGTAGTCGTCCAGGTAGCCGAGTAGTAGCACCCAGAAGTAGCGGACCTCGCGCGGCCATTGGGCAACCTTCTCGGATGTTCTGAGCTCGGGGCTGATCATCCTTTTCCTAGCCACGGGCACAACTATTCGGGTCGAGGATCGCTCTCACGCGCTGAAGAGGCAGATCGGAGATGGATGCGATCTCGTCAACCGGGATCCCGTAGGTGAAGGCGAGGCGAACGTAGAGGGCGTCCTGCTTGGGGTCGCGTTCGAGGCGCAGCATTCGCAGATGATCGGCTGCGGCAGATAGGGTCGACAATCAGTCCTCCATTGCAAGGTGGGTGGATCAGAAGCGGCCCGGTGCGCCAACACCTTTGGGCCGCTTCGTTCGTATTGATGTTCCACGTGGAACGTTCGTTCGGCAAGCTGCCCTGTGGACAACCCTGTGATTCGAAAGTGCATTCTGTCCGCATTTCGGTGGACAACTCAGTGCAAAAGCCTGTCAGTCATCGCCGACACCCGGGCATGTGAAAGGGCGAAGTGCCTGTGGACGGATTGGCGTCAGTTTTCTTTGCCCAGCAGGGCCTTCTTCGCATCCTTCGCCGCCGTCACACGCGGATCCGAAGCGACCCCATCTGACGCAGCTCCCCTCCAAGCCGCCTCGAGCTGTCCCATCGTTGCCGCCTTACCGATCGCCGCTAGCCACTCACCCGCTGCGTCGGGCACACTCTCGAGGGGTTTCACCGTGAAGTCCTTCCGGCTTCCACGCGTGCGAGTCAACGCGATCGTCAACGGCTTCTCGATGTCGCTCATGGCCGCGATCTCGATCCCACCAACGGCCCGCCCCCCGAACTGGATATCCGGGTTGCGGAACAACGTCATCCGACGCCGACCATACGTTGACGTCTCCGGACCCCACGCCGCGACCATCACTCGACGCATCGACTTGGACGGCCTGTACGCGCGGCCAGGGAACTCAACCAGGTTCACGTTCACCGGCTGTTCGTCTGTGCCGGCCGTTACCGATTCGATCGTGACAGTCACCGGGCCTGCGATCAGATCGTCTGCGTTGAGTTGGTCACTCTTCGGAACAATGCTTTGGGACAGATCCATCAGAACCTCATCTCTTCGAGGACCGCAACGGCACGCTCCGTTGCGGGGAGCCCAGCGGTCGCCATCCTGTAGGTGGACATCATGTGAGTCGCGGCCCGCTCAAACGACTCGACAGCCTTCTTGATCGCCGCGAACCAGTCCGCATCCGGGTACACGCGCTTCACCCACAACGGCATCCCGCCGCAGTACGACACGTAATCGATCCACGAACGGCCCGATACCAGCAACCCGCATTGAAGTTGCGACATGTTCTCGTCGGGCACTGCGTCGGCCAGGATCGCGAACAGATGCTCCTTGGGTCTCCTCGACTTGATTTCGATAAGCCCATCGATGCCGACTAGACCGTCCGGGCTGTAGCCGATCTCGTACCCGCCGTCGTTTCGGATCATGAACGCGACCTCTTCAACTGGCGCGTAATGCTCGCTGTACAACGCTCGAGCGATGGGTTCGACTTCGTGCCCGCGGGCCATGTCGAAAGAGACGTAGTTGTCGTCAGCCCACCCGTTGAGTCGCTCGGCAACCAGGGTTGCGGCGAGAGACCGCGATTCCACGTTCGAGGCAGGCGTGATTGTCTTCGCGGTGATCAGTCGACCTACGGTGCTGGCGGTGACGATTCCGAGGCGTGCCTCGTACCATTCTGCGGATCCCTGTTCTATGTCGTTGAGGATTGTCAGGGTCATTCGGGTCTCTGTCCTGTGATGAGGGTGATGAGGGTGTCGACGTCCATGAGCACCCACTGTTTGCCGGGTGCTGTGACGCCTTTACGTTTTGCGATGACGATGCCCGCTGTCGCGTCGTCGTTGCCGGCCTCAAGCTCGGCCTCAGCGATCCACTCGGCGGCGAGAATCCTGCCGCCGTAGTCCTTCGCTTCAATCACGATGCGGTTGTCGAGGACACGTAGCCCGCCGATGTCGCCCCGATCCTTCGCACCGGTCTTGACACGACGGTCGATGCGGTCGTCAACATGCAACGCGAGGTAGTCAGCGATGTTGCGTTCGTGACTACTTCCGGCTGCCCTCGCTGACGATCTTGAGCGGGTCACCACGCGCCCATTGCGGCGTCGCGGAGCTGGTCATCATCAATGCCTACGTACCCTTGCGTGGTTGCGACTGAGGCGTGTCCCATGAGTCGCTGAAGGGCAAGCAGTTCACCACCGGACTTGATGACTTGGGTTGCGAACCGGTGCCGCAGCTTGTGGCACGTCACTCCGGGCGGCAGAACCTTGGATACGTAGCGGCTGACGGTTGCGGGGGCGGTGTGTCCGTTGTCGCGGCCGGGGAATATGTAGCCGGTTCGTTCGTTGCCTTCGCGGTCGACGCGCAGTAGATCGGCGGTCTCGTCGGAGATTGGCACGAGGCGGGTCTTGGATCCCTTGCCGACGATGCGCAACGAGTATCGCCCCGGTATCCCTTCGATGTCGCGGACGTGGACTTGTGCGATTTCCATTGCCCTGGCACCGATGCGTACTCCGATGATGACCATCAGCTCGACACGGGGGCTGGCTTTGTCTAGTGCGGCGTTGACGGCCTCGAGGGTGGCCGGCTTCGGTACACCGTGCGGCACGCGAACGGCTGGCAGGTCTTTGGTCGGGTCGTCGGGGAGGAATCCTTTGCGGAACGCGAACCCGAAGTAGCCGGTGAGCGAGCTGCGGACGACACCTTTGGTGTTTGGTGCCCAGTCGGGGTTTCCCATGTAGTCGACGAGGATGTCGTCGGTGATGTCTTCCGCTTCGAGGCCGGGGTGTGCGTTGCGGAGTTTGCGGATTTGGTAGGTGCGCAGTTCGATGGTGCGCGGTGATCTCGTTGCCGCCTTGAGATATTTGAGGTAAGCGGGATCGATTGTGTTCCACGGCATGTGGACTCCTTCAGTTGTTATTCAGTTGTAGGTGTGGCTACATCCCTAACTAACGGGAGTGCTTAGTTAGGGATGTACCCCAATGGGTGCATGTAGTGACGCTTTACGCGCCTGTCGCCTCCCCCCTGTAGGGGTTGGCGCGTTCGGCGTAACCGTCAGCGCTGATCACGTCATCCAGGGTTGCCGCGCGAGCCTCGTCCCAGACTTCGGCGCGTATCTGGTCGGCGGGGGCACCGAGCACACCCGACGCGAGCAGAGCGGCAACCGTGGCGGTCATCAGCGCCTTGTTCTGGGCAGGCACGTTCTCCCATGCCACAGCGGACGCCTCGCGAGTCTCGTATCCGAACTGAGGTGCGAGACGCTCATACGCTTCATGGAACGCCTGAGCGATCTTCTCGGGAAGCCAGTGCGCCGGGTCTAGCACGGCCAGCGCCTCCGCGAGCTGGGCGTCACGTTCAGCAATGCCAGCCTGAGCGGCACGACGACGCTCGTGAAGTTCCGTGATCTGGGCGCGCAGACGGTCAATCTCGTCAGCCGCCTCGGCAGAACGGGTGGTGGGGCGCTTGTACGAGCGCGACTCCGAGTCCTGCCCACCGTCAGGGCGACCGGTCTTTTCCATGGATGCTCTTGCTGCGCAGTCCGGTCGCTGCACGCCTTTGTCGTATATCGGAACGTTCAGGGCTAGTTGCGGCTGATTTTGTTCGCCAGCCAAGTGAGCGGACGAGCGAGATCGTCAGCCAGCGCTTTGACGGCATGGTCTAATGGCGATAGCGAGTTGCCGTACCAGGCTGGCGCTGCACCGCCAACCCGCTCGCGCAGATCATCGATCAACTCATCTGGGGTACCGGCAAACGGGTCGGCACCGAGGCGCTCGATCGTCCTCAGCCGGCGACGACTACCAGGCGTCGACCAATAGGCCATCGCGATTTCCGTGGCGGCATCCGCGATCGGCTGATTAGTGAGAAACGCCCAGTCGCGCGACAGCGAGTCGAGTTCAGCGACCTGCTTGGCGCTGAATCCGCCAGAGACTTCGAAGATGCTCGTCATGGCTCAGGCGTCAATGCCATTGACTGCCGCCCAGCCAGCGGCGCGAGCAGCCGTGACCGTCAGTACGATCGTGACCGGAATAGCGAGCGCGCACCACGGCGAGAACGTGAACGCCGCGACGATTGCCAGAACTATGGACGCGGCGCACACGATGACCACTAGCGCCAGTAACACGTAGAGCGAGTACCAAAGAGTCTTGATCACTTCTTCTCCTTCGGTTGGGACAGCATGCTCAGATGTTGTCTTTGATGCGGGCTTGGGATTTCAGTAGACCGTGTTGGGTCATGCCGAGCGCGTTCGCGATCTCGAGCCATGTCATTCCCTCCGCCCGCGCCTTCTCGACCAGGGCTGCGCGACGGGCTGGGTATGACTCCTGCTCGGCTCGCAGAGCGGCGAGATCCTCACGGACACTCACCGATCTGCCAGCCCCGCGCGATAGCCGTCCCACACCTTGTCGAACGCCTCGTCGCTGAACACGTTGCCGTTCTCCCACGCCTCGTGGGCGGCATCCTTCGCCGCCTGCACGGGATCGGGGTAGACCGGGAGTCGGTCGCCCTCGGGCGCAGCCGCGACCTTGCGTGCGAGACTCTTGGTCGCCTCCACGACATCCTCAAGCGTCCACTCCTTGTAGTCGTGGAACTTCGACGCGCGATCCTGTCCAGGCCAGTAGGCGCTGATGTTCTCGGTGTCGAAACCGATCCAGCCGTTGTCGTCCTCGAACGACAGGCCGAAGGGTGCGCCCGTACCGTGGATGCGGTCGATGCCGATTCCACGCCACGGGTTCCCCTCGGGGATCCGGACGTAGCCGTTGATGTGGAAGGTGCCCTCGGGTCCGCGGGCGATCACCCACTCGATGCCGTTGGTGGTCCCGCGGGACAGGAACAGCTCGGGCTTCAATGCGGGGTAGTCAGTCTGTGTGGTCATGTAACTAAGTTACACCCGTTCTCGTGATTGTGCAACTCGGTTACACATCTTTTCCTAGCTCTTTACCAGGGGATAGGGGGATTCGTTTGCCGATGAGCGGGTCGAGCTCGCCAAGCGTTGACTGATTGGTGCAGGGAGCCGGGTCGCCCACCCTGTATGTGGCCCAACGCCCGCCGCGGCATTCGACGTAATCGGCATAGTTCCGCATGCAGTCGACTTCGAGCGCGGTCTGCCGTCGATCTTCCTCGTCTGCCATGTTGGAGAGCGAGTGGATGGTCGCCTCGAGGTAGTCGGCATAGCCGCGGAGCGCGCCGGCCTCAACGCTGGCGATCCAGCGGTCGAATCGTTCCTCGGACTCGGCGCTCGTTACGTGACCGGTCTTGACCATCAGGGTCGTTAGGTCACTCATCGATGCCCCCCCCCCCCCGGGACAGAAATTGACCGTGCTTTTCCGAGCATGATCGGTGGCAGCGTTCGATTCTCGCGGATGACCGATGCCATGAATCGCAAGGCTTCCGCAGCGTTGGGTGCTTCCATGGCTGAACGCCGTTCGAGCAGGTATGCCGCATGATCGCGCTCCGTCTGCATCCCTGCCGCATGCTGCTTGTCATCTCGCTCTTGCCAGTAGACCCCGGCCTTCCAACGGGCTGGACCCACCGCGGTTATGCGCTGGATCAGTTCGTCGCGGGTGAGGTTCATGCAGCCCGCCTCAAGGAAGGTGATCTTCTCTTCGGCTTCGTCCAGTCGAGCTCGAAGGCTTTCGATCGTGTCAGTCATCAGTTGGCCCTACACTCTCGCGTGTAGGCACAAATCCGAAGTCGCGCTTATCGAACCAGCGCCGATCTCCACGCCACTTCTCGTAGGGATAGTCCTCCCCGAGGCGGAACAGGAACGCACCCTGCGGGAATCCCCCGCTGGCGTCGATCTCGCGGATGAGGTCGACCGAGAACTCTTCGCCAAGACGACTCTGTGCGACCCCCGGCGTTCCCTCGCCCGTCTCGATCATGCTTCCTCCTTCGGACCGGCATTCCCACATTTGCGGCTAAGCACGAACGGCACCGTTCTGTCGGCTCCACTCGGCCTTGGTGCGCGGCCTGTACTCGGTGCCGTTGCTCTCGGTCGCGTAACGCTCCCATGATGGAGCACCGGGCATTTCGCTGTCGCAGTAGCGGAACCAGGGGTCAGGGTCCACGAACGTTGAGTCGATTGCATCCAGGCGGTCGGCAATCGCGCGCAGGGTCTCAGCGTCGTCGGACCACTTTCGGAGGTCCGAGTCGTCTGCGATTCGGCGCAGGATGTCAGCGTCGGTCGTCATTTGCTTACCTCACTATTCGCTAATTCTGTGATGATTCGGTGCACCTGCTGACGGGTGAGACCGACCGCCGACGCGATCCGCACGACCGGGATCCGCTCACTCTTGGCGCGCAGTATCAGGGCGTCACGTTCTGCGGCGAGGTCGCCGCGCTTCTTGGCATTACGGCGAAGGTCCGCCAAGACGTCGCTCACCGCGCCAGAGCCTCGAACTGCGCCTCCACGAGGGCATCGCCAGTCGCGCGCTCTGCCTCGGTGAAGAACACCGGGGCGTGCCGCCCGACCGAATGGTTGTCTGCCGACTCGACAATGCGACCGAGTGCGACGGTCTTACCGTTCTCGATCGCGACGACCTCGATGGTCTCGGTGATGAGTTCGGGGCCGCTCGAGCGTCCGAGGATGACCTTGCGGGTGATGTGCTGTCCGACCTTCAGGTCCGTGTTGTTTTCCATACCGAGACCGTAACACGGCGAGACACTCATGCGCAACATCATGTGTCACTTTCCTTTAGTGCCAAATCAACGGGTTTGCGTATAAACGGGGCATCGTTGATATCCCAGTCGACGCACCGAGCGCAGGCGTGCTGGTAGCGGCCGACCCTGTACCAGTCGCCCTCGAGCGCGAGAGCCACGGCCTCAGCGCGGGTTGAGTAGACGGGGAGATAATCCTCGTCCTCTCCGACACGGTAGCCGCACCCGTCACAGATAACCCAGTAGCTCATCTCGGTCTTGACGCTCACGATTCCTCTTTCCCAGAACTGTGCGATGTAGGGCTCAGCGTCACGAGGCGCAGACCGAGCCACCACGTGTAGCGCGGCGGTACTGCCTCGCGGAGGCCGTTGCGGTTCGCCCACGGCATCTCCATGACCTCGCGGCCCTTGTCGACTCCGGTGAAGTTGCCGACTACGTGCATGAACTCGCCGGCCTTCACGGCGCGGCCCATCTTCGTGGTCTTGGCAACGTGAGCCGGATGCTCTGGAACGGTCGACTGCCAGCGTCCGGTCTCGAACAGCCGGTGCCTGTAGGTCTCGAGACCGAACATCGCTCCGCATAGCATGATCGGGTCGCGGAGCTCCGGCGCAGCCTCAACCACGTTCTCGATGACGTAGGGCAACCCGGTCTCTTCGAGAAGCGTCCGCGTCGGGCCGATCAGGTCGGGGAAGTCTGACTTGTTGATCCGGTGCGTCAGCGAGTAGAGCTGGCACGGCGGGCTGGCGTGGATCACGTCGAAGTCCTCGAGCGACCACTCACCAATAGAACCGCCAGCAATGAGCGTGCTGAGAGCGACCAGGGCGTCCATCTGCACGAACGGAAAGAGGTAACGCGGCTGCGGATCGATGTCCACGCCGACGACCGAGAGGCCGGCGTCGGCATATCCGCGCGACGCCCCGCCCTGGCAGCAATAGAGATCGAGGATCCTCACGAGGCAGGCTCACTATCCTGAGATGCTTCGACGGATCGGTAGGGCAGCGTTCCGAGCATGTCCGACGCGGCGCGCAGAAGGCGGTCGTGGTCGCCGTAGTTGAGCCCAATCCCATCGGGTAGACGCTTCTGTCCGATGATGGAGGCGGCGTCAATCGCGGATGCGGCGTCCTCAGCCCAACGGCGCAGCCGACCTATCTCTGCCCGCTCGCCGCGAAGAGAGCGGGCCAGCCTGCGATACTCGCCGATGGTCATGCGCACACCGCCGTCGTTGTGCAGGCCTGTCGAGCCCTCGGCTCCGGTGATGTCCGAGATGATCTCCCGCGCTCGCCAGAACTCCGAGGCGATCGGGTCCATCACGGCAGCGGGAAGCACCTTCTCCTCGACCTGCCGGGTTGGAGCATCTCGGTAGACATCCTGAGGCGTCATCGTGTCTCGCTCAATCCAGTCAGTCATTCGCTCCTCCTTGGTCGTGAATCGTGTGATAGCGGTATGTAGGTGCCGGCGATCTTCGACCCATGGAGTCGCCGTAGCCGCGACCGTTGATGGCCCTCAGTGCCTCTACCTCTGTGGCGTAGACGGCTGTGATCGTCTCGTTGTAATCGCGGTCGCAGAGCGCCCAGACGCCCTCGGGGGTTGTCGGGTGGATGCTGGCAAGGGGCCATGAGGCAACGCTCATGCCCCGCGCGTGGGGGCAGTTCGCCAGGTGCGGATACCGCCCGCAGCTCGGGCATTCATTGATCGCCAACGTCGACTCCTTTGGTCGGGACAGAATGGATGGATAGTTGTCGGATCATGCGCTGGCCTTCCAGTCGCCGAAGTCGAGAGCGTCGCCTTGCGGAAGTTCAGTCACCGGGGCCACCTTCTCGAGCTCGGTGAAGTCGGCGCATGCGATCTCCACCGTGGGCGAGACGCCATGCCAATCGTCCTGGTGGACAGTGGTATCGACGCCCACGCCCGCGTCAAGGCGGATCCCCGTCTGTTCTGAGAACTTCGCGTACTCGCGGGTGGTGGCATACTCGCCACTCTCGCTGTGCATGTAGTAGGGCGCACCGGAGTATCGGAATCCCGCCGACTGCTGCGGGACAATGAACGTGCCGTAGTCAGCGATGCGCGAGGCAACCTCGATGGTGCGGTACTCGAACTTCGAGCCCGTATACTTGCCTCGCCAATCGCCACCCGCCTTGATTGTCCCGAATGGCGGGTTGCTGATGGCCTGGTCGAAGTGGCCCAGGTCGGGCAGGTCGAAGATTGATCCGCAGATCCACTCCGCTTCGGGCAGCATCTTGCGGCCGAGTTCGACGTACTCGGGGTTCATCTCCACGCACACGATCTCGAGGGTCTTGCCCGAGTCTCGGCGGTCGTAGTAGCCGCGCCAGAACGCAGCGAGGGACAGGGTGCCGATGCCAGCGCACAGGTCGATGATGCGCCCCTCGTTGTAGATATCGAGCGCGGCGTCTCTGGCAAGCCTCCACGGGGTGAAGAACGCACCTGCTACGGAGTTGATGTGGTTCGCGGACTCTTGCCAGTTCTCCATGATGAAGATCCGGTCGTCGTCGGTAAGTTCGTCCTTCTCGAGCAGGGCCAGCGCGTCACCGTGAGCTTTCGCTTCGGCCTTAGTGAGCTTGCTCACTCGGACCCCGGAACAGAACTGGAAGATGTACGGCTAGCGTTCAGGGCTGACCCGGTGTCCCAGTTCGTCTCGTCAAATGCCGCGTCGAGCAGTTCCTCGCCCAGTACCCAGTGGAGCTCGTTGATCGCGTAG